ATGTCGGATGATATTTTTATTCTTGATAATGTAAACGCAGCACTCAAACATTACTCTATTGGTAATGGTATGGAAAACGGTTTATACCCCCACTCCCCGGCTTATTGGTGTGCTGAGCAAGTATCCAAATTAACCAATGATGAACGAAAAGAAGCTCTGTTCAGGTTAAGTGTATGGGATTTGATTGATGTTGCTACTGTAACCATAAAAAAACTCTGTCAGCCTGGCAGTGATGCTTGGCACTATTCTATAGTCGAAACACTGGCAGACAGCAGTAAGAATGACTTACTGGTCAGCGCGTGTGCTATATGGGGATGTGGGCTAACCGTGGAGTCTGATAGCACCTCATATCATCTCGCGGCCTCTAATCTCGTCTTTGCGGTTTTGGCACAAGAGCAACATGACCGCGATACATTGAATGAATTTGAAAATCTGGACATCAAAAATGCCCGGCGGAAAGCGGGGAAGCTCCGCAGTGAACAACGAGACGGTGCGCTTAAAGACCAATGCATAAAATGGGCAGAAGATATTACCAAAGCAAAAGACTACATCGTTGGTAAAGAAAAGCTAGCCGAATCAGTTTATGACAAATATGTTACTTTTATTATCGAGAACCCTAAAGGCACTGATAATTACACTCTCCTACACCCCATAGATAAGCGTGGTATACACAGGCCGCAAATGGAAGATTACAGAACCATCTATAAATGGGTATCACACCTTACGTTGGGGAAACATGCGAGGAAAAAATAAGCCGGATTGCTCCGGCTCTCTTATCACTCAAATAGCTTACCTGCGTCTATCCTGTAAAATCGGCGCTGGTCTTTATAACCAAGCGGATCACGTTTCTTAGGGTTATAAACGGTACGAGGTTTACCGTTCTTACCTACCTCCTCTGTTACGCCAACAAGTGCCCCTTTTTTGTGTAAGGCGGCAATTGTTATATCAAAATTACAGCCATCCAAAGCACGTTCTTTCAATGCTTCTGATGTAATCCAATAAATGCGCGATGGGGGATTATCATCCTCAAGTATCGATTCATTACTAACATCAGAGCTATCTACAGCTTCACCGGTAGATAAAGCAATATAACCGTCAAATATCGGCATATTCCCCCAATAATTGGGAACCGAACGGAAGCGGTGTTCACCGTAAGTACTGAGGTACACCTTCAGCCGCTCAATACCGTTTACTGCTTCCAGATCACCAGTCGTGCCCCTACTATCTACATAGGCTTTGAAGCACTCACCAATACAGCGTAGAGCTTCCCCGGTATCCCAACCTGTAATACCCCATTCAGTCGCCAGCTCACCCGCAGCAGCACAGAGCGCGAATCGCTCTAATACCCGGTCTAACTGTGCTCCTGCATCCTCTGGTCTATAAACTTCCTTGAACTGAATAATTAACGCTCGCAAGCGATCAACCAGCTCCGAACGGGAAGAAGTAGTAAGCTTTTCAAGCCATGTGATACCAGCACATCCATAATATTTCGTTGTTAAGGCATTCAGAGAATCGGCAAATTCTTTAGCTGTGCCTAGTCCGTGGAGGGTATCAAAAACGCCATCCTCATCGCTTACTATCGCCGGGATATCCACAAAGCGAGCTTGCTGGCCTGCGGCAACGCTTTCACCCGAAGCCTTAAGATAACTTTCGAAAGCATCTTCGCTTGATGCCAGCACCAGAGTTCGCCATTGTAGCGTTTCACGCAAAGTAACATCTTTTGTGCCTCGTGCTTTTCCCTGCCCAAGAGCCAGCATATATGCAACCTGACCCACCAGCTTAGGGTTAACGCTTTTCAGTTCATCCAGGATTAACGGTAAGTCATTATGCGCTGTGGCCAATACCTCGATCTCGACTAAGGTAGTATTGCAACTATGGGAATAACTATTACGTGTATGGGCACAGGATAGAAACCATTGCGCAGTATTTATCGCGAATCGTCAAAGATGAGTTAACTATACCTCAATCAAGAGATAGGGTTCGCTGGTGCATTAGAATAATTGAGGCAAAGATGCATAAGGCGATCAACCACGAACTAGATAACGGAAGGGAAATAGATGTTAATTCGATATAAGAAAAAATAATGTGAAATACTTGTAAAAAAATTATTTTTTAGTATATTCATGTTATCCTCCGCAGGTTTTTGTGCTTGGAGGTATTAATATGAATTCCATAGCCTCGCACTCGCGGGGCTTTTTCATATCTACCAGTAGTCAACTTAGAGTTTACAGCTCAACTACCGAAGATTTTCAGGTAGTTCGAAATCCTGCGCGTTCGGGATGTTCAGAGGAATATCCTTGTCACCTCCTTGAGAGGCATTAAGACCTGTTTAAGGTGCGTCCACTCAGGCTACCGTCTGGATGACGGTATTGTTGAAAGCCCATACTCCCCGTTCTCAGACAATAGTTACCATCTGACTAATGGCTGGTATGGTATTCATTCAAGGCTGCTTAATGCAGCCTTTTTACTATCTACGTAATAGGGAAACCAAATATGTACGCACTAAAACTAATCACAGAAAGAAATAGCCGTAAGGTTGAAGAGTCATGGATTTTGGGCGATATGTACCGTTTAGAATTTAACCCAAAAGAAGTTCCTGAGCATGTCATCGCTCGTATTGAGCATGGTCAGAACGGTAATTTGATTAATTTCGATATTAAAAACACAGACCAAGCCTACATAACCACGTTAACAGGTGACACTATTCGTGTGATATGTCGTGGTCGAGTGTGATCAATACAGGGCGTCTATTGTCGGACGCTCGATATTGATTACTCCAAATTTGCCACCACAATCACCCCCATAACCTCAGTATCTCCTATTGCGGCTGGCAACCTATTCACAACAACTCACAGGGGCGACCACAGACTCACCCCACGGACGCCCATTGTTCTGATGGGGTGGAAATATGCGTATGCCAAATAAAGACCCAAGCAGCTTTGAGCTGTCTCAGTGGCTGATACTTTTGTTGCTTTCTGCATGGGGCGGGATAGTCCGCTACATCATTGATATAAAAACCAGCAACGCCCGCTGGAGTTGGCTTGGGGCATTTGCCCAAGTCATTGTTTCAGGATTTACCGGACTGATAGGCGGATTTATCAGTTTGGAAGCTGGGTTGAGCTTATACATGACATTCGCCAGCGCAGGCATGTGCGGGGCAATGGGCAGTATCGCCCTCACGTATTTCTGGAACCGACTGACAGGTGCTCACAGATGATTAAGGAAATATACGGTGTAAAGATATTTCCGCTGGTTGTAATGTTTTATCAGGTTCGTCGTTGGTGGGCGCTGCGGAAGTTGAGAAACCATTGGCACCATGACCAAAAGTTTGCGAAGTGCTACCAGCAACATAAATGGGCGCGCAGGGTTTTCAATATTGAATGGAATTACCTTTTTATCAAACATTCAGCGAGAGCCAAACAACAGCGGGGTGAGATCTGATGAAAATCAGTGAGAACGGATTGAGCTTCATCAAACAATATGAAGGCCTGAAACTGAAAGCTTATCCCGATCCGGCAACGGGTGGTATTCCGTGGACGATTGGCTACGGTCACACAAAAGACGTCAAGCCGGGGCAAGTTATCACCGAACATCAAGCCGAAGCATTCCTGCATGATGATCTTAAGCCTATTTACCTCACCCTTGAATCCGCCGTGCAGGTATCACTGACTCAGGGACAGTTCGATGCCCTGTGCTCGTTCATCTTCAATTGTGGTGCAGGTAACTTCGCTCGTTCTACCTTACTGAAGAAACTCAATGCAGGTGACTATCAAGGTGCAGCCGATGAGTTCCAGAGATGGAATAAGGCAGCAGGTAAGGTGATGAACGGTTTGACTAAGCGCAGGGCATCTGAGCGCCAGATGTTTTTGTCATGAGACTCAATTTTACCTATGGCGTTATTGTTGCTTTGATTATTGCTTCCGGTGCTGCTTACCTCTATCGCTCTGGATATAAGAAACAGCTTGGTATCAATAGCGACCAGCTAACCGAAATCCAGCAACTGACCGACCGAATTAACTACCAGAACACCCACATTGACATGCTGCATGAACTAGACAACAAACACACTCAGGAGCTCGCCAATGCCAAGACTGAAATCGATACTCTTCGGGCTGATGTTGCCGCTGGTCGTCGCAAGTTGCGCATCCAAGCCACCTGTCCTGTGTCTGAAGCCACTTCCTCCGGCAGCGTGGGCCATGCAACCACCGTCGAACTCCCTAGAGAAACTGGACAAGCTGTTCTCGATATCCGAGAAGACATCATCAACGACCGGGCAAAACTGAGATATTTGCAGGATTACATTAAAACTGAATGTTATAAGGTGACGAAATGAACAATGCACCAAACGATATTGAAATTGCAGGATTCAAATTAGGTTACTGTGATGATGGGAGTGCTTTTCTTCAGAAAGATGGTAATGGTGTATCGGTTAGAATTGACCATTTAGCTGAAGCTTTCACTAAATTATATGATGAAGCGAACAGCCAATCACTCTAGCCTCAGAGCAAATGATCTTGGGATTGCAGGATTATGTTAGGACGCAGTGTGGGTGAGGCTCTTTGTGCAAGTCTTGAGACAATTGTAACGACTGTATTAAAACCGCAGCAAAATTAAAATGGCCCTTCCAATAAATAACATGTTAGTAGGGAATGACCATGAAGTTTGAAATTAAAAATATAACGCCAGTTAAAGATTATATTGATGGCAATTATCAGAACGGGCTGATTGTGGAGCTTATTATGTCTGCGACTGAAGGCCATGATGATTATCGCTTTGTAACTGAGATTTTCCTGTCAGATAGTGAATCTCTATCTGTTAGTGCAGTTAAGGATAGAGCCATTGAGTTAGCGAAAGAAAAACTCAAAAAAGCATCCAACGAAATCTAATAGTAATTCATCGCAATAATACCCCAAGCCATCACATCCCGTGGTGGCTTTTTTATATCTGAATTTCACCGCGCACTCACAGCGCACATTAATAAAAACGCAGAACCTTACAGAAAGTCGAGCCTGAGAAAACCGTTATTAATAGGGTTTTTCTGCGTGCGGTTTTTCTGTGTGAGCAGGTTCGGCTTTCTATAAGGAACTAAACCCGATGAGTACAGCATTAACTTTCAAAGAACATGAAATCGTTCCATTTGACAATAAGGACGGGAAGATTTGGTTTACAGGTGAGCAGTTAGCCAAATTACTTGGCTATCCGATATGAAGCAAGTGAACAAGATTTACCAGCGCCACAAAGATGAGTTTACCGATACGATGACTACCGTGGTCAAAGTGACGGCCTCGCACAAATCAATGACTTATGGTGAATTATCCTCAGGTGTCAGGCTTTTTTTTTCAGAGGTGCTCATCTGATTGGAATGTTATCAAGAACCAAAGTTGCCAAAGAATTGCGAAAATGGTTATTAGATCTGATTGAGAAAGAATCAAACATTGATATCGGTGCACTTGATGTTACTGCAATGGTTCAGCTTACTGGTCAAAAGATGCATGACTTAATAGCTGCTTTTGATAAAGCTTCTTTCCAGCATCGAGGCCAAAAGGGTAGTGGTTTGATGGCTCAGCGCAAAAGAGATATTAAACGCATTAAGGATGCCACGAAATTAGCATTACAGCTTACTCAACTTACATTACCGGGACTTGATGACTTCCCTGATGAAGAGGGCGAGCCTGCATGAACCACGAACAACTCATCGAAAAGAACGCACAGGCCGAGTTAATCAAGCTCGGCTTTTCTTCATCTATTGCAGGGATGGCAAGTGACCGGGCAAAAGAACACTATCGCCGTTCGGCCTCAGCTAGCAGGAAAGGTAAGTTGTTTGATGATTGCCTGAGTATCGCCAAAGCATGGGCAAGTAAGTATTCGGCAGAGAAACCTAAGAAGTAAAAATACAAAATTCTGCAAAGCATCCTCAAACGGGTGCTTGATAGAGGTTTGTGTCAGTTTTGGGCGGGTGTGGTCTCGCTCAAACAGCGGCAGATATAAATAGAGACAGTTTTTTATTCTGAATCAACCAAAGAGAGGTAAATATGCCTGAGCACCAGATACCACCGGGACTACGTCCGATCAGGCCAATGCCTGATATCGCTCCTAAAGAAGAAGAAGGCTAAGATGTTGCTGGATATCGTCAAGCTCAAGCGATACTACGGACTCAATAACGAAGAATTAGAGCAGGTCATGAAGATGGCTTGTGAATTATCGAAATAAGGAAAGAAAATGGCACAAAAGAAACCAAAGCTCACCGACGAGCAGCAAGTTCTCTTTGATGCCCTAACAAAACAACAACAGCAATTCGTGTTAGGCATCTTAAAAGGACTGAATCAGATAGATGCCTACAAACAGGCGGGATACAAGGCGAAAAATGAAAATACAGCCAGCGTTTCGGCTAGTCAGATCTTCGGTAATCTTAAGGTTAAAGCATTTCTTAACTCAATGAACCAACAAGCCGTTTCTGAGGCGGTTATGAGCCGTCAGGAGGCGTTAGAGCGTCTTTCTACTATGGGTCGTGTTTCCCTTCATGATATCGCTGAATTCCGTAACAGTCAGATAGGTGAAGACGACGAGGGTAAGCCTGTATTCCAAGCGACATGGCAATTTAAAGACAGTGCACTTCAAAGTCCTGCGGCAATGAGCGCTATCTCAGAATTAACCACCGGTAAAGATGGTATCAAGTTAAAGCTCCATGACCCGAAAGCAGCAATTAAACAACTGGCTGATCTGATGGGCTGGGACGCACCGAAGAAAACGGAAATCACGGGCAAAGGCGGTGGGCCAATTCAGTATGCTGATTTAACCGAAGATGAGCTGGAAGAACTCTTGCGGGAGCTGGGACATGGTCGTAACCGATCGCAATTATCCGAGAAACTTACAGACTCTTGAGGCGTATAAACAATTCGCTGTTCAAAAGGCGCGCAATAATCTGCTTGGTTTCACCTTATACACTAACCCGCAGTATGAAACAGGCTGGTTCAATGAGCTACTCTTTGCTGAGCTAGACCAGTTCCTCGTTGAAGCTGAAAACGGGCTAATGCCTCGACTGATGATAGCCGCTATCTATCGTGATATCCCGAAAGAAGGTGCAATGATAGAAGAAATGATGAGGAAAATTCTTGAGAGAGCAACAGCCCACGTAGAAATCAACACAGCTCGTCGTGATAACTGGATTGTTCTGAGTAAGCTAAGAAGCTCAAATTGCCATTAACACTAAACCACGGATGGCTTTATTTGGTGATTGTATAACCAGTGAGTGTTAATATTATGACAACGCGTCGGTGAATAGTAGACGGAGGTAACATGGAATCACGCGTCATAAAACTTGAATCAGACGTTGAAAGCATCAAGGCTACCGTCAATGATATGAAGTCTGACCTAAAAGCCGTTACAGGTAGCGTTAACACCTTGATGACTAAGGTTGCGGTAATTGAATCTAATTACGCCACTAAAGCAGATGTAACAAACTCTGCAAACAAAATAATTTTATGGGTTGTCGGTGCTGTAGTCTTCTCTCAATTGCTGCCAGCAATACCAAGAATTATTGAGGCATTTGTAAAATAGCCTTCATTTAATGAATTTCACAATCAACCCGCCCAGTGCGGTTTTTTTCTTTTATACGGAGTCACTATGTCAAAACAATGGCTTCGCGAATGCAAGCTGATTGTGGCAGATGAGAACGGCGACGGGCTTGACCTCTCTGAGCTGAAAATCAAGTTCAATATTACCCGTCCTTCTTTTGCTTATCCTGCCACGGGCATTTTCAAAATTTATAACCTGAATGACGAGACACGGAGCAAAATCCGCAAGAATGAGTTCAAATTTATTCAGTTCTCAGCCGGATACAAAGGTAACTCAGGCCAGATATTTGCCGGACAAATCCAGTACACCTACACCGGACGTGACAGCCCTACGGATAATTACGTGGTGATACAGGCCGGAGACGGCGACCAAGCGTATAACAATGCCAAGATTAATATCACTATCGCATCAGGCTACACACAGCAGGATATCGACCGGTTACTAATGCGAAACCTTGAGCAGTACAAAATAACTTACGGTTTACGTCCTGAGCTTCAGTTAAACGTAGCTCCACGGGGCAAGGTTCTCTTCGGGATGCAACGCGATGAAATGAATATCTTCGCCAAACAAAACAATGCCGAATGGCGTTATGAGGACGGTCAGTGCCACATTATCCCCAGGAACGTTTATCTCACCGAGGCCGTGGTGCTGAACTATAACACCGGATTAATCGGGATGCCGGAGCAGACCATAGGCGCGGGTATCAACGTAAAGTGTTTGATTAATCCGAAAATCAGACCGGGTACACTCATTCGGATAGATAATAAATCCATCAATGAAGTGGGTTTATCAACGGGCGCTATTGCCCGACGAGAAAGCTACGAAGGGTCGTTAGAAATCCCTGCTGCAACTGATGCCGATGGTGATTATATCGTGATAAACGTCAGCTACTTCGGCGATACCCGCGAGAAGCCGTTTTACATGGATTTGATTTGCGTCGCCAAATCCAACCAGACTCTATTTTCTCAGGCAGCACTCGCAACGGATACCCGATCATGATCACTAACTTTGAACGCATGAACCACCCTGAAACGCCGTTCTTGCTGATGCAGGAGTCGGTCAGCTCAGGACTGTATGTTTCCATCCCCTGCATTGTTCAGTCATTCAATCCTGATGCCGTGACTGTGACAGCACAGCCTGCAATACGCTGGAAAATGACAGACGAAACAGGCAAAACAGAATCCGTCGCTTTACCCTTGCTGGTGGATGTGCCGGTAATATTTCCTCGCGGCGGTGGGGTGACGCTGACATTTCCGGTTAAGCCGGGTGATGAATGTCTGGTGGTGTTTGCTGACCGTTGCATTGATTACTGGTGGCAGAACGGCGGCGTTCAGGAACCCGTAGACCCGCGCCAGCATCACCTGTCTGATGGTTTTGCGTTTGTAGGGCCACAGTCTCAGGCGCGGAAAATCAGCAATATCAGTACTCAATCCGCCCAATTGCGTACGGATGATGGCGCGGCGTTTATTGAGCTGAGCCCGGCTAACCATAACATCACAGTCAAAACCCCCGGTAAGCTGACCGCGACTGCGAACAAAGGCACAGAGATCACTTCACCGACCATTGTGTTAAATGGCAATGTGGTTATTAACGGCAACCTGTCGCAAGGTATGGGCGCGAATGGCGGTGAAGCGACATTGAACGGGCCAGTGAAGGTGAAAAACGATGTCACCGCAGACGGTATCAGTCTGATGACACACAAGCACAATGGCGTCAGAACCGGAGACGGTACAACAGGAGGGCCGCAATAATGCGCTATCGACGACAGGACGCTAACGGCGATTACAGTTTCGGGCAGGGGGATAATACGTTTCTGATTGATTCCCCTGAAACAGTGGCTCAGGCGGTAAAAACCCGACTCGACCTATGGCGCGGGGATTGGTTTTTGGATGTGGAGGAGGGGACGCCCTATCGGGAAGCGGTGCTGGAGAAGAACTACACCAGTGCGCTTGCGCTTGAAGAGCGCATTCTTGATACGGAAGGGGTGACAGGGATATTAGCCCTTGATGCCATCCGCGACCCGAACACCCGAAAAATCACCATTACAGCCACCATCAACACCCGCTACGGCAAAACGACCCTCACCAGCGAACGGTAACTTATGCTTAATTTAGATACGTTAGGGCTTGCGGCTACTATTACCGCGAGCGGCATCACTGCGCCTGATTACCCGACGATACTGTCACGGCTTACAGGGTATTTCCACCAGATTTACGGTGAGGATGCGTACCTTGACCCGGACAGCCAAGACGGGCAGATGGTGGCGATTTATGCGTTGGCTATCCATGATGCCAATAATGCCCTGATTGCCACCTATAACTCATTCAGCCCGTCAACAGCGACAGGTTCAGCCCTGTCAAACAACGTTGCTATCAACGGCATGACCCGGCACAGAACGACCAAATCCACCTGTGATGTGGAGATTATCGGTCAGGTCGGTACGGTCATCAAAAATGGTACGGTGCGTGATGTGCAGGGCTATTCATGGCGGTTGCCGGATGCCGTCACTATCGGTACGCATGGTTCTGTTATTGTCACGGCGACCTGTCAGACATCAGGCGGGATCACGGCGGCTATAGGCGATATTAATGACATTGGTACACCAACACGCGGTTGGCAAAAAGTGACCAACCATTCTATCGCCACACCGGGTAGAGCCATTGAGACAGACGGTGAACTGCGGATACGCCAGCGTAGCTCAGTCGCTTTACCGTCTCGTACTGTATTGGATGGCATATTGGGTGCTATCAGTTTGATCCCCGGTGTTTCACGCTTACGGGGCTTTGAGAACGATACCGGGCAAACGGATGAATACGGTATTCCCGGACACTCCATAGCCATGATTGTTGATGGCGGGGATGCCAGTACGATTGCCCGTACCATTGCGTTAAAGAAAACACCCGGTGGCGGCACGTTTGGTGACACGGTGATTAAAGTCGCTGACCGTTACCAGATCACCCATCCGATACGTTTCTCTCGCCCGGTGGATGTGTCCGTATTTATTGAAATCCATCTAACGCCTTTTGATGGTTATACCACGTTAGTCGGCGACCGGATAAAAGCAGGCGTGACTGATTACATTAACTCCGTGCATATCGGGGACAGTGTGTATCTGACCAAGTTGTTTACACCTGCGAACCTGCCTGACGATGATGAGGGCAAGACCTACGATATCACGGATATCAAAATCGGGCGCACGGCAGATACGGTAGTGATGGGTAATCTGAAAACCCAGTACAACGAGGCGGTAACCTGTCAGCCGGATAATATCAAACTGGTGGTGACATGAGAGATTACTTAGCACTGATCACCCCGCAGCACCGGACAGCACCTAAATTCGTTACCCACATCGACCTCATCACCCGTTCACTCTCTGACATTGCTCAACAGACCTTACAGCTTAATGATGCCTTTTCACTGGATAAGGCTGTTGGCGTACAACTGGATGCAGTCGGCGAATGGATAGGCTTATCCCGCTATGTGAAAACACCCATTGTCGGCGTGTATTTCTCACTGGATATGGACGGTATCGGCTTTGACCAAGGGAGCTGGAGGCGGCGATACGACAGTGACAGCGGTTTTACGGAACTGGACGACGAGACTTATCGCACATTGCTGCGGGTAAAAATTGAGGCCAATCACTGGGACGGCTCCGGCGAGATGCTGGAACGGATTTATCAACGCATCATGCCAGACAGTAAAACCACGCTGTTTTTCGTGGATAACCAAAACATGACCATGGATGTGTTTATGACCGGCGGCGTGATACCGGAGGTAATCAAAGCGGTTATTAGGCAAGGTTATCTGAACATCAAACCGGAGGCTGTGAGGGTTAACAATTATATCAATTCAGCCGATTGCGGTCTGTTTGGTTTTGACATTCAACATGACGTGGTTGCCGGATTTGATGTCGGTGGCTGGGCAGTAAAACTGTGAGGGGATTATGGCAAAAAATGAATTTCTCCCGTTCGGCATTGCGGACGGGGCAAACGTATTAACCAACGAAGAGTACGGCAAGCTGATTGCTCGGACTAATGGCTTTAGTTCTGGTGTAGCAAAGTCGCAGGAGTTAAATAAAGTCTGGCGGCAGGCAAGTGTGATAGCAACGGTGGTCGCACAGTTTATCGCAGAAACCAACAATCAGGATGTGCTGGACGATGGGAATTTAGCTACTCTGCAAAAAGGGTTATTGAGTGCGCTGAGGGCAACGGTTAGTTCCAATATCCCTAACGCATCACTTACAACTGCGGGCATCACCAAACTGAGTAATGCGACGGATAGCAATGCGGAGAATATCGCGGCAACGTCTAAAGCCGTACGTCAAATTACCGATACCCTGAACACCAAACAAGACAAAGGCGATTACGCCACTAATTCGGCGTTGAATCAGGTCAACGACAATGCCAACAGTCGCCTTGAAAAAGCGAAGAACGGTGCGGATGTTGAGGATAAAGTGGCGTTTGTGAACAATCTTGGTTTAGCAAAAACGGTAGAGTTGGCGAAAAATGCGGCCTCGTCGGAATATTTTTCCGGTGACAGCAAGGAAACCTTAGTTTTGAACAAAACCGCGTTTTTCGTCATTAACAGTGACCGTTCCGCTGGGGTACGGGATCGCATAGATAGCCATTATCTCTGGGCATTTAATCCCGAGGGAGTGTGTCATACGGACAGGTGCCTGTAGACCGCATCACGGGACTATCACAAAGCACCGGCAATAACAGCGCGGCGATTATGTCACAACGTGCGGTGGGCGAGGCAATCGAAACCGTTCGCGAGTCAGTCGTAGCCAATGCCAGTATTGGTATCAACCAACAATTGTTAAACCTCACCATGGGGCGGAAGCTGGGCGTGACCTATAGAAATGAGACCACCCGGCCTATTTTTGTGATGGTCAGCGTGTCAATGACAGGTGATGCCAGTAACCAACTTCGTGTCAATAATAGCATTGTGTCGATGATGGGAAGCCAGTTTAATGCAGGGGCTTTCAAAACATTCACCCACCATGCCATTATTCCCGCTGGCTCCAGTTACCAACTGGCATCGGATGGCGGTCAAAATGACATTTTTTTATGGCTGGAGCTACGCTAATGCACTACTACAAATCAGAGAAGAATGAAATCTACGCCTATGAATTTGAGGGGTCGCAAGAACCCGGGTTGATACCGATTACTGAAGCGGAAGCGGATATCATTCTCAATCCTCCCCCCACGGCTGAACAGTTACAACATCGCGCGGAGCGTGAAAAGCAGTCACTAATGGATACGGCAACAATTGCCCTCACCCCCCTACAGGATGCCGTTGACCTCGACATGGCGACGAAAGAAGAAAAAGCCGCCCTGCTTAAATGGAAAAAATACCGCGTCCTGCTCAACCGGGTGGATTGTTCTACCGCCCCCGATATCGTCTGGCCTGAACAGCCGGAGTGAGGGGAATAATCACTACCGCCCTGCTCCATATTGAAGTTGGGCGGTGTGTTATTTTTGTAATACATCATATATTGGAGTGCGCGATTCCTGATATTTCATCAATATAATCAGCGAACCATTGCATTATTTTTCGCCGCTTATCTAAATATTGAGCGTGGTTGTATATACCGCGAATACTATTGCGATCAGCGTGCGCTAATTGCCGTTCAATTATATCGTGGCTAAATCCATGCTCATTAAGAATGGTGCTAAATTGGTGTCGGAATCCGTGACCGCTAGCAATTCCATCATAACCAATTTGTCTAATCACTTGCAAAACGGCGTTTTCACAGATTGGCTTTTTCTTGTCATTCCTGCCTGCAAATACAAAGTTAGAGATACTCGAAGTCATAGGATGAAGAATTTTTAGTAATGCAACAACCTGATTTGACATTGGAACTACATGTAATTTTCGGTTCTTCATTATTTCAGGTTCTATGGTAATTAGTTTGTTGTCAAAATCGACATTACTCCATTTCATACTGCGCAGTTCATTTGTGCGCAATGCTGTATATTGTAAAACCTGAGCAGCAGATCTTGAAATAACGCTGCCGGAATATGATGATAATGCCAGATTAAATGCGGGAATTTGGTCTGCGGTTAGAAATGGGAAATGTTTCTTCTTGTATCCAGTCATTGCACCCGCTAAATCTGGAGCGGGGTTATATTTAGCTCTTCCAGTCACTATCGCATATTTAAACACTTCGCCACATCTACGTCTCGCCTTGCTTGCTCTTTCCATAGCACCACGTTCTTCAAACTGACGGATCACCTTAAGCAGAACCATTGGTTCTATTTCGTCCATTGTCATATGGCCGATGATAGGTAGAATATCGGTCTGAAACATGCTTTGTAGCTCTTTCGTATATCTTTCAGACCAGACAGCTTGTTTGAATTGATACCACTCATTATAGATAACAGCAAAAGTATCAGGGGATTGATTATCTTTCTGTTTTGGTGTCGCTGATTCAAGGTCTCCACCATTAGCAAGGACGGACTTGGCTTCAGCGTGTTTTAATCGAGCGGTAACCAGTGGAACTTCTGGATACGCGCCAATCACATAAGTTTGTTCTTTCCCATTTTTACGATACCTAAAACGCCAAATCTTATTTCCTGTTTTCGATACAAAAAGAAATAAACCTCCTCCATCAGCAAGGCGATAAGCTTTGTCTTTAGGTTTAGCTGACTCAATCTGCTTTATCGTTAACATGTGGGCATCCTAAGTGGGTATATGACAGATGCCCACAAATATGCCCACACTTCACTGGTGTAGTCAAGTTATACAGGGTAACGGTAGGTAACGATAAAACCACTTTAAATTAGTTTTTTTAAGTATTTAGGTTATGTTGGGTAATGCGAGGTAACTTGACTCTGGCGCCCCCTGCAGGAATCGAACCTACAACTAGCCCTTAGGAGGGGCTCGTTATATCCATTTAACTAAGAGGGCATTTTACTGCTTGTTTCAGGCCGTTTCTGAAACGCCCGTATCTTAGCTCTTTCTGCCTGTTTTAATCAAGTTTTTTGCATTTGTTTGTTTCATCCTACCCTCTTTAGTTTTCTGTTATAGTCAACTCATCACTTACTATTTTGTACAGATTGAGTACATAATCGCACTTCATTTTGTGAACAATTTATAACCATAACCTTGAGTGTTATTCTCGGCTGATGTTGGTGACATTATAAAAATAATCAATATTGTCATTTTTATATTCGAACATAAATCAATTTAAAAATAAAAATTCAAGTGATCAATAAAGACTGACCACTTGTTATAAAAATATATCTTGTTACTCTGAATCACTTAATTATCACACCATCTGAAACAAAAACGTTTAGTTTCTCCAGTTTCCTTCAATACATCGCCTAATCTTTTTGCGTCATGAATAGATTGAGCAATATAGTCGTATGTAATGTTGTAATCATGTACAACTGAAATTCCGACTATAATTTTTGAATATTTTCCAAGGTGGTAAGTTACACCATCAACTGTTACATAAAGAAATTTATCATAGAATAAATCCAACATACTTCTAAAGCTTTGCTGTTTTTTATAAGAATGCGCATTGAATAAAAGAAAACCACCAGATAATCCTGCAAATAACCTTTCTGACCAATAGAAAAATCCTATTTTGTCTGCATCAATAGGTGTGTTGTTTTCAATAACAGATAATTTACCAAAAGACGGCCTATCCTGGCTTGATTGTGCTTCTCTATTATATCCCCAATGCATGTTTTCTAATTCTATTTCTGGATCGGAAAAATTAAACTCCTCAGCACCGAGCGTAATATCAAGCTCCAATTTATATTCTTTCTCTGATGTGTCAATTTTTGATTTATCATTATTGAACATAATCTTCTCTCTTATTATTTATCTGGGACAAATAAGGCCGTGCATTGCACGGCCCAGAAAATTTATTCAGTTTCTCTACCTGAAATATTTATCTTTTATCCAGTATAAGAGCTGGCTCTGCAGCAACATAACCCTGCAAAATACCTTCTTTATAAATTCCTACAACGCACTCATAATACATTGTACGCATAGTGCCATTTGCAGGCATCATATTAATTTTGCTCATCCAGTAGTAACTTCTTATTGCCTGCATATCCACATCTAATGGATTTCTTACATCAACAACCGGAATATATTCTATATCCTGTACAACCTTGTGAGGCTCTATCATTGTCATCATGTCATCCGGCATGACATTCATCATTGAATCCAGTTTTATCAGTGCAACTGAATAGTCTAAATTCATATTTAATGTTATTACTTTTACGCGCAGCATATCACCAGCATCGCATTTAATGACTAAATTACCTGAACTATTAACTGACGCAAGTCTGTCATCCTCAGGGATATAAGTGATATATTTTTTAAAAACACCCTCAGACCAAAGTGAAACAGGATTATTAATATCTTTACTAAGCTTGCCAAAATCATTCATAATATCTTCGGTTCTGATACCAACTAATATATCAATCATTTTAGACAT